AATCGTGGGTTTTTTGAACTTGAAAATATCTCCACCGGCTCGTCAAGAATTTACCAGATTGATGATACCGGGGCGGCTTGGGACATAACTAAAACAACTTTTCAGGTGTTTCGATGAGCAAACGAATAATTTACCCAACGGACGAAGGTGGCGTGGCGGTTATCATTCCTGCCGACTGCGGTCTGACTATCGAGGAAATCGCTGCCAAGGACGTTCCCGCTGGCAAGCCGTATAAGATCGTGGACGTTAGCGACATCCCCGCTGACCGCACCTTCCGCAACGCTTGGGAGTATCAGCCGTGATCACCATTAATCTCGACAAGGCCAAGGCCATTGCCCACGACAAGCGCCGCGCAAAGCGGGCTGAAGAGTTTGCCCCGCTCGACATCAAGGCGACAATCCCCGCCGAAGCTGCTGCCGCCGAAGCCGCTCGTCAGGTTATCCGAGACAAATACGCCGCCCTGCAAAGCGACATTGACGCTGTGTCCGGGGTGGTGGAACTGAGAGACATTGTAACCGGGGCAGGACTCTACGACCACGCCAAGACCACAAAAGACAAGTACCCCAAGGAGTAGCCAGATGATAGAGAATATAGTCGCAAGGTGTAGGTAAAATGCACGACCACGCTAAGACCACCGTCGATGCTTCCGCTGTAGCCGTGGCTGGCCTTTCGTGGGCGCAGCTTCTTCCGAACCTTGCGGCTATATTCTCTATCGTCTGGCTGGCCATCCGCATCTATGAGACGCGCACCGTCCAGAAGCTGCTGCGCCGAGGTGAAAAATGATTCCATTCAGTGCGGGCGAAATCGTCGCCATCATTCTTGGCGTTGCCATCCTGCTGGCGATCAGGGGCATGAAGTAATGCTGCCTCTGCTAAACGCTATCCTGCCAGTCGTCGGCAACGTCCTCGACCGCATCATCCCAGACAAGGCCGGGAACGAAAAGGCCCGCCTCGAAATGGAAAAGGCGCTGCTCGACGCGGCGACGAAGGGCCAGTTAGGCCAGCTTGAGATCAACAAGATCGAGGCGCAGAGCAGCAGCTTGTTCAAGTCAGGCTGGCGTCCGGGCGTGGCTTGGATTTGCGTTGCGGCAATGGGCTTCCACTTTATCGTCGCTCCTGTCGTCAACTGGATTGGCCTACTAACCGGCAATGTGCTGCCCCTGCCCGAGTTCGACATGGACGCGCTGCTGTATGTCCTTGGCTCGCTCCTCGGCATCGGTGCGCTGCGGACCTATGAAAAGAAATCCGGCCTTACCAAGTGAGCCGCCGATGCTTATCGTCAAGATCGTTACAGAGGAAGGCGAGCGCGAGTTACCCATCGCCAGCGATGGCGACTGGGCGATTGAATCCGAAGGCGGTTATCTGATCGTCAAGCGCGTCGATGGTGTCCGCGTTTACTACCCCCTCATATCTTTGACCTATTGGGAAATCGGCCCCCTCAAATGATGCTGTCCGATCACTTCTCGCTTGAAGAACTCGTCAAGTCGCAGACGGCCTTGCGTCTTGGCATCGACAACACGCCGGGCGATGCCGAGGTCGCGGCGCTCAGGCAGGTCTGCGAGAACATCCTAGAACCGATCCGCGATTACTTCGGCATCCCGTTCGCGCCGTCGAGCGGCTATCGTTCGCCGCGCCTGTGCCGCGCCATCGGCAGCAAGGAGACGAGCCAACACGCGCTCGGTCAGGCCGTCGATTTCGAGGTGCCACATATCGACAACCTGTTCCTCGCACATTGGATCAAGCAGAACCTCAAGTTCGACCAGCTTATTCTGGAGTTCTACGAGGAGGGCGAACCCAATAGCGGATGGGTTCACGCCTCCTACGCAGATGCTATGCGCGGCCAGTGCCTTACCTACAACAAGCAGCGCGGCTACACTATCGGCTTGCCGCTGCCGTAACCGCCCAGATGATGCCGACGTTGGCGATGGTATAGCCGAGGAACGTCAAGCCCATGCCGTGCTGGCCGATGTAAGTAAGTCGAGCGGCCTCAAGCAGATAAAGCACGGTGACGATGACCAGCAGGATTGGGCTGTGCATGGCGTCACCCGCGATCAAGCATGACGGCGGATGGCAACTCGCCCTCCACTATCATCCGGCGCACCAGCCGATGGGTATTGGATTTCCCGCCGCCAATCTCGGCAACCAGTTCGCGGTAGGATGGATTGCGCTTCAGCTTGTGGCGCAGTGACGCAATGCCGATGAGAATGGCATCGCGCCGTGCGCGGTTTACCCGGCCCCTCATTTATCGAGTTCCTTCACCGAAAGCGTCTGCTGGCGCACGACCGATGGCGGCTTGGCGGGCACAACCCTTTCGGGCGATCCCTTCAGATGGCGCATCGGCCACTTGATAACGAACCGGCGATTGCCCACCGGGGCATAGGCGCATTCATGACAGCCCATTATATCCTTTAGCCCGGCTTCCGCCTCGTCGATGATCGCCTCCGCTAAACGCTTCTGCTGTCTGGCATGAACCAGTTTCTCCGCCAGTTCCAGCGCGGGTTCCATCCCGGTAAGGTCGATCTCCGGTGCGCCCTGATCGACGCGGGCATAGGCCACGTTCGCGTCCATGCTGCTGATGGATGGATACCAGTCTATGTTGCGGGCGCGTTCCTCGAACTCCGCGACGGCATCAGCAATGCGGCGCTGCACATTGGGGTCGGCGCGGTACACGAACACGCGCAGATCGGAGCCGCGATACAGCACACAGACCGCGCCCCATTGGTGGCCGGTGCACATCATCTGCGCTTGAAGCTGTAGGGGTCCGCGATACGGCGGCGGTACATCCTCCGGCGCGGCTTGCGTGGTTTTGGCCTCAAGGATGCCGATGCCGTCGATCTCGATCTCGTCGGCGTTGACGCAGTAAATCCCGCGCTCGGTATCCGTCCGAACGCTACCCCTGCCCACTCCCGTGCCGTCCAAACTGGCGGCGAGCGGCAGCACCTCATGCTGCGCGGCGGAGCGATAGTCCAGTTCCACGTTCCGCAATTCAAGGATGCGGGCGGCCTCGGTCAGCACGATAGGTTCAAGCAGATCGCCGAACCTCATCCGCATATTCTGCGGCCACGGCGTCGGTTCCTTACCGGCGCGGGCGTCGATGATTTTTGCCAGCATTTCGTTCTGCGAGGTATAGGGCGAAAGGCCCATGATCGCGGCGACGATTGACGCGGATGCTTGCGTCGAGGGTGTGACTTTTCCAACCATTTTCTAACCTTTCATTAGTTCGGAGATTATCGGGAGTAGGACGAACAGCACCCACCCAAGGGCGATGAGAATTGCCACGCCCAACAGGTCGCGGGCGACTTCCAGTATTTCACGCATTTGTTCTGTTTTCCCTTTTTGATCTCGGCTAAACGCTTGGCCCCTCATTGCTTGACGGATACCAGAAGTTTTCCGATCCAGCGCCATTCCTCGACGCAGGCGGCGAGGCGGTTGCGGCCCTTGGCAAAGGACGGCTGCCCGGTGGCGCGCTCGAGATAGGCGACCGCCTCCGCCGGGTCGTCGAATGTGCGCTTTCCCGTCCCGTTAAAGTTCGGCGCGCAATGGTATTCGCGCTTCATTTCGGGGCGGCTTTTGAGATTACGCTTTTGCACTGGCTGATCGTTTCGTTTAGCCATTTTCCGTCCTCCTGTCTGGCGATGAATTCAAGGGCGATCACGGCGCGTTCAAGCGCCGTGATCAATTCTCGCAGAACGCTACCCGTGCCCGCGTTCATGGCGTCTCGATCAGCCATAGCAGGGTGAGGAATAGGCCGCCCGCTATGGCGGCAAGGGCAAGGGTGATTTCAAGGTAGGAATAGATGCGCTTCATGTTGTGTCGTCTCCTTTTTGTGGGCGGGGGCCGAAGCCCCCGGCGGATTGGCTCATTCAACGAGATCAATGTGAAGCGCGGTTAAAAATGCGGAACACTGGCTAGGCTCTAACATGACGCCGTAAAGTGAAGTTTCATTGAGGTTAGTGCCCTCAAGATTGGCGCCGCTAAGGTCGGCATTTTCAAGATCAGCGCACCAAAAGTTAGCGCCGCTAAGATCAGCGCCGCTGAGATCGGCGCCAAAAACTATTGCGTGCTGAAGGTTAGCACGATGGAGATTGGCGCCGCTAAGGTTGGCGCAACTAAGTTCCGCTTCAAAAAGCCAAGCGCCGCTGAGGTCAGCGCCGCTAAGGTCTTCTTCTGCAAGGTAGGCGCCGCGAAGGTTAGCGCCACTGAGGTTGGCGCCGCGAAGGCTGGTGCCTTCGCAAGAGTAGATGACTTCTTCGTCGTCATTTTTGATTTCGATCATTTCGTGTCTTTCCTTTGGCTTGCCATCATCAGGCGGGAGGGTGCCATCCTGCCCGCGACGGGGACGGCGCGAGGCCGCCCCCGTTTCGGCGGTTAGGCGGCGACGGCGGCGGGTTCCTCCGCCTCCGCCTCCGGCTTGGGGTTAATGAACGCCGCCGCCTTGCGGGCGGCGCTAAAGGCGCGGAAAATTGCCCGCTTGTCTTCGCGGAGGCGAGCGATCCAACCGTTCAAATACTTGGCATGATCGGGCGCGGGCGCTGTCTCGATGCCGAGATCAGCCGCAAGAAACGCGGCGGCGCTTTCGGCGATCAATTCTTCGAAGGCGTATTCTGGCGATCCGAACGGGGCCAGCTTGAGGCGATCAAGGCGCGAAGCGTGGCCCGTCCAATGGCCTAGTTCATGGAATGCGGTCCCATAGTACCCGGCGCGGCTGGTAAAAGCGCCAAACGGGGGGATGGTGATTTGATCGGTCGCGGAGGAATAAAAGGCGCGATCCCCCGCCGCGTGGATAATCTTTGCACCGGTTGCCGCGATTACCGCATCTGCGGCGGCAATGCGGGCGGCCTCAGTCATACCGTTGGCCGCCGGATCAGCTGGCACATTGTAGGTGTTGCCGCTCGCGTCCCGCACTTGATCGCCGTTGAAAACGGAAAAATGGCGGAGGGTAGGGATGCGATCCACAATCGCCTCGCCCTTGCCATTTACCTTGCCCGTGTCGCGCTCGAACATTTTCCAGAAAGTAATCGGCGTTGCTTTCTCGCCCTTTTGCACCTGATAGCCGCGCTCGGCCCATTGCTTGTAGGTGCCCCACAAGGTGCTGGTGTAGCCCTTGCGGCTGGCGCTGGCGAAGGTAAGGGCGACGTTGACGCCGTTATAAGGCTTGCGGCTGGCGACGTTCTGGTGGGCCGTGGAGCGCCACGGCTTCGTCCAATTGGTGCCTTCGGTTTCCATAAGCCGGACAATTTCGGCGGAAACGTGTTCGTAAATGTCAAATTTTGCGGTGGTCATTTTGCGTTGTCTCCGTTTTGTGCCGGGGGCGGGATCGCCCCCGGCGGGTTGATTAACGATCAAGCGAGATCGGCGCGTTCGGCGACCTCCGCAGGGGCGTCATAGAGGCGGACCTGCCATCCCCCGTCGTAGTCCGGGGCGATCCTGATTTCACGGCCCGGATATTCAGCGCGGGAGCCTTCAAGGCGGCGCTGGCAGGATGAGTGGCGACCCGCGAAGAGAACGGTGTATTCGTCGTTATAAGCCATGATGCGATATCCCTTGCGTCTCTGTTTTGTGGGCGGGGGCTTGTCCCCCGTCGATGTCCCCCTTTTAGATCGGTTGCGCGGAGCCGTCAAGCTGATATTATCGCGGTTGCAAAATAATTTTTTCGAGGCCAGAAAATCATGAAATATCAAGCGATTACATTGCGGCTGAGGCCGGAAACAGTTGCGGCGCTGCGGATGGCGGCTCAAAAATCGGCGCACCGAACGATGGCGGCGCTGGCCGATGAAATCCTCGCGGCGGGGCTTGCGGCGCGCCTACAGGCGGCGGAAAGCGATCTAGAGCGCCTTCTGGCGGCGGCCCGTAGGGTGAGCGCGTGAGGCCGGGCGGCGGGCGGCAAAAGGGCGCGGCCTTCGAGCGCGAGATGGCGGCGGCGCTTGAGCAGGGGTTAAACGTCCACTTCCGGCGGAACCTCGAACAGTACCGCGAGGCCGAGGGGGCGGATTTGATTACGCCCAATATGCCGAATTTCCCATTCTCCATAGAGTGCAAGCGGTACGCCGAGGGCGAGGTGCGCCCGGAGTGGTGGGCACAAGCGAGCGTGGCGGCGGCAAAGGCGGGGAAGTATCCGGCGCTGGTGTACCGGTTCGACAGGCGGGACACATATGTGATAGTGCCTATGTCGTCTATTGCTTTTGGCGTAGGAAATGGGGCGGGAACGGGGGACAACGGTTGCATTTCGGGTTGCAACCGTCCTGCCCGGATCGCGTTCGAGGACTTCCTTTTTCTATGCCGCGAGGTAATGGCGGCGCAAAAAGGTTTCAATTAAATCAACGGGTACGGTGGTTCGGTTACGGTTGCATCGAGGTTTCCGTAACCCCGGTTACAGGTTCGGTTACAATCCCCCCCCCTTAGGGGGATGTAACCCGCAACCGTACCAGTAAAGGAGATGCATTTTATGGGTCTTAAAAAGAAAACTTCACTTCGTGCGGCTCCATCTGCGGAGCGGCTTTTCGTGGGTGGGTCGGATCGCGTCTATCGCGCCATCCAGTCCGCGCTGATCGAACTGGACAAGGTGGCGAAGGATTGCGAGGCCCAATGGGGCATTGATCGCCTGCCGGAACTGGTGGGGCCGGAATTGCGCGAGCGGTTCGAGGCGCAGGGCGATAGGTTGGACGAGGCGATAGCGCGACAGGATGTAGACGCCGTGCGGCACGAGGCGGAGGTAATGGCCCGCGCTTGGCAGGCCCTAGAAAGGGCAGCGAAGGGGGCAGGCGCGCGGGAGTTAACCGGCGAGGGGTTCGAGGGCCGGACAAGTGACGGGCGCGTTGTGCGCGTTTGCCGCGACATTCACGAGGCTAGCAAAGCGATGCGTGACCAGCCGGGCCTTGTCGCGGTAGGGGCGGATGAAGTGGCCGCGCTTTGGGGGCTTTGGGAAGGGGCGCGGCTCGTGGAAAGGGCGAAGGCGACATTTCCGGGCGCGAAGGTAGTTGCGACGAATTACAGGGAGAGCCTCGACGATGAAATCCCATTCTAACGCTGGCCCGGTAGCCGTACCGGGGGAAAAGTGGAAGTGGTCAATTGTGCCCACGCGGGCGTTTGGCGATCCGGCGTTGAAGCTGCCGGACCTTCGCGTTCTTGGCGCGTTGTGCGCCTTCGTTAACCGGGCGGGCGTGTGCTGGCCCGCTCTCGAAACCATCGGCGGAATTAGCGGTCATGCGACGATCAAAAGCGTTTTCGATGCTATCGCCCGCTTGAAAAAGGCGGGTTACGTGCGCCAGTTGAAAGCGAAGGATTATCAACTGACAAAAAGCGGTTGGAAAACAAACCGTTATCAGGTCCTTTGGGAAGGCAACGATCCGCTGCCCGGCCTCGAAGATATAAACGCCGCGACGAAACTACGGGCCGCCCTCGATCCGCCGGAGGAAAGCAAAGAAACAGGGGGTACGGGGGAAGACGCGGCGCTGATCTCGCTCTCGCACACTCTCGCGCGCGCCTACGCCGCCACCCTCGAGCGCCGCACCGGGCAGGCCCGAAATATCACCAATGAGATCAACACGGCCCGGCGCTTGGCCGAAAAAGGCGTTACTGTTCAACAGGTTACTGAGGCAACCGAGGCGCTATGCCGCGCCGCGATAGAGCGCCGGGGCGGACTTCCCTTCCTCGCCGACGTAGCGCGGCACCTCAACGCCGCGCCATGATCCCGGCGCATGGCTGGCGGGGCGGATCGACCATATAAGGGCATGGCGAAATGCGACCGTCCCCCCACGAAAGCGCATAGCGCAATACTATCATAGGCTTATCGTTTTCCATAATATACGTTATGCGCGAATGGCCTGCATAAATGGCAGGGCTGGCCGGGATGTCGTCGCCTACCGCCCGGCGCGAAGGGCACCCTTTGCCCCCCGCCCAGCCGCGTGTACGGAGGGGGGTGTCGCAAAAAATTTTCCCCACTTTCCGCATTTTCTTCTTGCGCCGCGCAAAATTCCCTGCCCATTATCGCCCAACAACCAAATCGGAGACACAACGTGAACCGCGATACGGTGCTTTCCGCCGTCACCAATATTCTCACCGCCCGTGGCGCGAACTACGGCGATGCGTACATTAACCACAAGCGCATTGGCGACCTGTGGTCCGTCATCCTCGGCAAGCCCGTTGCGCCGCATGAGGTCGCCCTTTGCATGGCCGCTCTGAAGATCGCTCGCCTTGTTGAGTCGAAGCATCACGCGGACAGTTGGATCGACCTTGCGGGCTATGCCGCCATCGGCGCTGAGTGCGTCGAGCCGAACAGCCGACCGACCGAAGGACGCTAATCGCCATGCGCCCGCGCTATGAGTCAGCCCGTGATCTGGCCAACGAGCGCCGCGTTGCGGAGCGCCTGAAGGCGCAGCGCAACCTCGATGTTCAGAAGATGCCGATCAGCTATCGCCTCGACTACGCTCTTATGCGCGACGACAAGATCGTCGGTTTCGCCGAGATTAAGTCGCGCCGCAATGAGATGGCGCGTTATCCGACGCTTATGATTTCCCTCGGCAAGGTCATTGCCGCTCGCCAGCTTACCGCTGCGACGAAGCTGCCGTGCTACCTGATTGCCGAATTTACAGATTGCATCGCGGTGGTGAACTTCCGCGAGCAGCACGAATTGGGTATAGGCGGGCGCATCGACCGCAATGACGCGGCTGATGTAGAGCCGTGCGCCTATTACCCAATAGCCCGGTTCGCAATCCTGTGAACCAAAATCTCTGACGTTGAGAAGGAAAAGTAAAATGGCACTTGGATTTAATACTGAAAGCAAGCCCGTCACCAACATCCTCCCGATCATCAAGTTCGACGCGAAGGCCGGTGACTTCATCCGGCAGGACCGTCAGCAGGATGCCGGTGGTCAGTGGAATCGTACGGAAAGCGAACTCAGCTTTCCGCTTCGTATGATGGTTGACTTCGAGAACCTCGAAGTGGGCTGGCTCTCGTTCTCGACCGGCGCACCTGATTTCCACATGGTGCGCGTCGGCGAACGCATGCCGGAGAAGCCGTCCGATGAACACAAGCACGCTTTCCGCCTGCGCCTGTTCAGCGACGATCTTGGCACTCGTGAGTTCTCCGGGTCGTCCAAGACGCTGCTTCGTGCGGTCGATCTGCTGCACAATGAATATGAGGCGGCGAAGGGCAAGAACGCTGGCAAGGTGCCGGTGGTGGAAGTGACCGGCACTTCGACGGTCACGGTCAACACGCCGAAGGGTGAGTTGCGGTTTAAGTCGCCGAAGTGGGCGATCGTGGATTGGGTCGAGCGCCCGTCCGGTTTGGGGGAAGCGCCCGTCGCGGCGCAGGGTAAGTCGTCGGCCAAGGACGAAGACTTGTTCTAAAACGCGATGCGGCGGGTGTTCTTGGGGGCACCCGCCGCGCCTTCTTTGGGAATTCGATGATGAATAATATTGGGGCATACATGGAGGCCGTGGCCCGCCACTATTGGGGCGAGCCAACGAAAGTTCGCGGCCACGAAATTCGGTGGGGCACCTATGGATCAAAGTCTGTCGACAAGAGGAAGGGTACGTTCTACGATCACGAGCATTCTGTTGGCGGTGGTGTTGTTGACCTCGTGCGGCTGATGGAAGGCGCGACACTTTCGTCGCTGCCCGATGTTCTTGAACGTAAATTTGGTATTCCGAAGCGGGTGCAGGAAGGTTTGCGCCCTGCCGAGTTTCTCTCGCGGATTTATGATTACTTCGACGAAGATGGCGTTCTGCGCTATCAGGTGATGCGCTATGAGCCGAAACGATTTGTCCAGCGGCATCCTATTGCGGACGACCAGTGGTCTTACAAAATGGATGGTATCGAACCGCTGCCTTTCAATTTGCCCTCTATTCTTGCGAACGCCCATCGTCCTGTCTTTGTGGCGGAAGGGGAGAAGTGCGCGGAAGCACTGATCCGCGCTGGCTTCGTTGCGACGACAAATCACGGCGGCGCGAATAATTGGAACCCGTCGCTCAATCGCTGGTTCGCTGGCCGCAAGGTCGTCGTGCTGCCCGATAACGACGTTACCGGCAAGGCTCACGCCCAGCGCGTCGTAAACAATCTTTTGCCGGTCGCTTCGGAAATAAAGTTGTGCGAGTTGCCGGGGTTGTTGCCGAAGGGAGACATATCGGATTGGTTTAACGCTGGCGGAACTTCGGAGGCGCTAACGGACTTGGTGAAGTCTGCGCCCGTTGTGCAAGCGGCGCAGGAGCCGGTAGAGGAACCAGCGCAACCGACTGGCGATGTATTTCCGATTTATAGCGTAAATCATCTTACGATGATGCCGCCGGTTGAATTTCTTGTCGAGGGGCTGTTGCCGCGCAATGCCTTCGTGGTTGCGTATGGATTGCCCGGCGCGGGCAAGAGTTTCTTTGCCCTTGACGTTGCCATGTCGGTTGCGGCCAGCCGTTCGTGGCAGGGCTTGGCGACTGGTTCTGGCGCAGTGCTTTACATCGCTGGTGAAGGCGTCGGCGGTATCGGCAAGCGCATCAAGGCGTGGCGCGATCACAATAAGTTTGACGGCGAGGAGCCGGATTTCTTTTTGCTGCCGACCGCCGTGCGCTTCCGCGAGCCTGAGGATGTCGAGAAGCTGTTTCGCACCATCGACGGATTGGGCAAGCAATTTTCTTGCGTCGTCGTCGATACGGTCGCCCGTGCCTTGTTGGGTGGCGACGAGAACAGCGCCTCAGACATGGGTCTGTTCGTTGATGCCTGCGACACGCTGCGTAAGCGGCTGGGCTGCACATTGCTGGCTATCCATCATGCGGGCAAGGATGTTGCGCGTGGTATGCGCGGATCGTCTGCGTTGCTCGGTGCCTGCGATACGTCGATCTGCATCAAGAGCGACGGCGACATTCTGTCGCTGCTGGTCGAGAAGCAGAAGGACGCCGACGCAGCGCCGGAGATGTTCTTCGACATGGTTAAGGTTGCCATCCTTGAGGGCAGTTCGATTGTATTGCAGCGCCGCGATGTATCTGGTGGGGGCAGCTTCCAGCCGAAGCTGACTGAGGCCGACCGCATCGCGCTACAGGCGCTGCGTAATCTTGAGGCCGAACTTGGCTGGCGCAGGGTTTCTGTCGAACAATGGCAGCAGCGCCATCTCGCCAATGCACCGGATGAAAAGAAGGAACGACGCAATCGTGCCCGTGCTAAACTTCAGACCAGCAAGGTCGTGTTCATCGAGAACGGTCAGGTTTGGACCGCGCCGGAGGTGAAGGAATGGGAAAAGATTTGACCGTGCGCGAGGCTCGTGCCGCGCTCGCCAGCGATGACGAGGAGCGCAAGCGGGCCGTCGTTGTCGAGCTTGAGGCCATTGCCGCTGGCGAGATCACCGATGTTTTGTCGTGGGACGCGCTGGGCCGCGTCCAGCTTGTCGCGTCTGCCGACCTCCCAGATCGTGCGCGTCGTGCGATCAAGAAGGTCAAGGTCACGCCGAACGAGCATGGCAATCAGATCGAAGTCGAAATGCACGACAAGATTTCCGCGCTGCGCCTGTTGGCGAAGCATCGCGGACTGCTTGAACCGAACGCGAGCGAAACGCGGCCCTCGATGATCGGGATTAACATAACCGGGCCGAAGACGACGACATATGAAGTTAAGGAGGATGACGATGATGAAGAAACTGTACAAGAAAAATAAACTTGTTTATGGCGTCGGCGTTAATGACGCGGATTATGTGACTGGCGGACGAAACCCGGACGGAAAGCGGTGGGTGTGTCCGTTTTACAGGGCTTGGTCTAGTATGCTTCAACGCGCCTACTGTCCGAAATTCCACGCCCGCCGTCCAACATACATTGGCGTATCTGTTTGCGAGGAGTGGCACTCGTTCATGGCTTTTCGCGCTTGGATGCAGGCCCAAGATTGGGAAGGCAAACATTTGGACAAGGACATCCTATGTCCGGGCAACAAGGTGTATTCGCCAGAGAATTGCTTTTTTGTTGCGCCCCATATCAACGCTCTATTGAATGACCACGCCGCCACAAGAGGCGCTTACCCGATTGGGGTGAGTTGGAGTAAGTGCGTCAAAAAATATCAGGCGAAGTTAGCGATAAACGGCAAGGAAAAGCACCTCGGCTGTTTCACCGATCCATACGAGGCGCATCTTGCGTGGCGCAAAGCGAAGTACGATTACGTCCGCGCCCACGCAAAGCAGCAAACCAATCCAAGATTGTCTCAGGCACTACACCAACACGCCGAACTGATCCTGTCTGGCGAACATTCGAGCATCAAGTCGCAGGAACCCAACATTGCAGGTGTTAGGTATGCGTAGTTCAGATTGGCGTTCCGTGGCGCACAAGGACTACGGAATCATGCACGACGAATGGCACATCAATCCAGAACTTGTTTCGATGACATCGAAGAAGGACAAGGACACCTACTTCGAGTGGCTCAGAAACGCCGACAGGAACGGCGACATTTTCTTGGTGCAGCGCCGTGTGCCTGATACAAGCGTGTTTGAATTGCTGGTAATTCCGAGGGTGAACCGTGGCTAAAAAATCGAAGGAAGCTGTAAAGTGGGAACCGCGCAAGAAGCCGCAACGCCGCCACAAGAAGGGCAAGCTGCGGCACTGCAAGAAACTTGGCCCCAAGTCGGCGTGGAGGGTGCGCTGATGGTTCAAGATTACTTGGCATATCGAAGCCCGCCGGGCCGGGCGCTAAGGAGGATCTGACGCGATGACGAGAGAACCGGGATTTTACTGGGCATGGGACGAAGAGGGCAGACCCCAACCTGTCGAGGTGATCGGCAACGGCAAGGTGCTGGTTTGTGGCACCGATGGCCCGCTCTCAGAGGATCATTTCGTCGCGATGGATGACATGCCCGTGCTCCAGCCGGGTTTGCCCACCGACGCGCAGATCATCGGCGCGATGGCAGAGGTGGCAGCAGAGTTGGGCGAGCCATGCACCGACGAGTTGCTGTTGAAGCTGGGGCGCGGCTTTCTCCGCCGAGCGCGCGCGGAACTTTCACGCTAACGAGGAATTGATGGTTCAGAATTACAAAGTCGAGCAATACCTCGACGACCGCGACCCGGTGATTCTCGCCGCCCGTGCGGCTTGCCCACACTGTCGCGGAACCGCCGAGCAGGTGCGCGGCAACCCGCCTTTGGTCGATGTCTGCGCGTGGTGTACTTGGGCAGATCAACTTCGCATCAAGGCGATGCAGGGGGCTATATGAAGGGCTTCAGATTTGATTCTGCGCGGCGCGAAAAGAATCGTCGCAGCAAGGAGCGTCTTCGCTGCGACATTGAGGACGCCCTATCTCGGTTCCTTGCTGAAGGCGGCAAGATCACGGTCTGCAAGCCGTGCCGTTCCGGGCGGCTTGAACACTACGACGAAGACCTGACGCGCTGGCGCTGGGGCCGTGGGAAGGTGGTGCCGGATGCTGTTTGATCTCGCTCGCTCCATAATCGTCGCCTCCATAATCGGCGGCTGCATAGCGGTGTCAATGCCACAAAAAATTGTTATAATCTCGAAAGGTGATGTTGTTATCGACCAATCGGGCGGCGGGATGCGGTCCAGATGAGCGCGGAGTTTAACTACATAGGAACGGCGGCAGAACATTTCGTAGCTTATGACCTGTGGCGTCGGCAGATCGAGTGCTGCATGACGGCAGCCAACATGGAATACGATCTGATCGCGTTCTTGGAGGAGCCGGTTCGTATTCAGGTCAAGGCGACTTCTGGCCTGAAGGAACGGATGTCTGGCGAGAAGAAATACCGCAACGTCTATGACCGCTACCGCTTCGACTGCACCCGTGGGCGGAAGGGCTACGACAACGTGGACATCTTCGCCCTTGTCGCCCTCGACAAGCTGGCGATCATGTACGTCCCCTATAGCGGGCGCGGGTATTATACGTTCAAGGATGAAGACTTCTCATCGCCCATGTTGAGCGATGTGAGTTGGTTCTATTGCATGGAGCGCCTGTATGGCGGCGAAGAACAGGAAGATGAATGATGGACAAGATAGCCGGGATCGAAATTAGAAATCCGTTCAAGTCTGAACTTGATTATTTCAAGCGCAACCCAAGGGTTGCCGGGATGGCGGCGTCGGACAACAAGATAATTATAAATCCGTTTTCTGGCCTTATGGATGAGCAGAAAAGACTTGTTGCAATAAATGAAGCCGCCCGTGTCTGGATGCGGACAAAGGACGATTTCAAGCCAAACTTTGAATTGACGAAGCAGCAAAAGGATTTTCTCGACACAACAGATTACGCTGGCGCATCAGATCAGGACAGGATGGCAACGATTGCCGCGAGAATCTTGAGCGGCGACCCAAGCGCCGGTCAGGCAACGCCAGAACAGATGATGTTTGTTATGGATTTGAAAAGGGCCATGTTTGGGGAATAGCATGGCGAGGATGAGCAGAGCGACTGACATTTCCCCGCGCCGCAAAAGGGCGCGGCAGGACAGCCCGCTAACCGGATTGAATCTTGATTTTTCTGAAAGTCCGACGGTATGGCGATTTCTAAACGACGACAGCTTTGTTCGTGGGCTGATGGGGCCGGTTGGCTCTGGGAAAACCTATGCCTGCTTGGCCGAGGTCATGCTCCGTGCTGTGAAGCAGCCGCCGTCTTCGATAGACAATATCAGATATTCCAGATTTGCGGTGATTCGAAATTCATACCCGGAATTGAGGACGACGACGCTCAAGACTTGGCAGGAGATATTTCCTGAGAACGTCTGGGGTTCGATGCGGTGGTCGCCGCCGATCACGCACCACATCAAGCTGCCGCCCCGTGATGGCGTAGCTGGCGTCGATTGCGAAGTCATCTTTCTGGCCCTAGACCAACCGCGTGACGTTCGCAAGCTGCTGTCGCTTGAGTTGACCGGCGGCTTTGTTGACGAGGCGCGTGAACTGCCGAAGGCGGTGGTTGACGGCCTCACTTCCCGTGTTGGTCGCTATCCCACTAAGAAGCACGGTGGCTGCCCTTGGCGCGGCGTGTGGATGTCAACCAACCCGATGGACTCTGATCACTGGTGGCCGAACCTTGCCGAGAAGAATCCCATCCGTGGTCGCTATCCGTGGAAGTTCTACAAGCAGCCGGGTGGCGTCATCGAAGCAACCGCCGAACACGAGAACAACATCTTCGCCGCGAACAAGCACTGGATCGTGAACGACAAGGCGGAGAACATCAACAATCTCCCGGTCGGCTATTACGAGCAGCAACTCGCTGGCAAGACGCTGGACTGGATCAACTGCTACGCTGGGGCGCAGTACGTCTATGTGCAGGACGGCAAGCCGGTTTGGCCCGAATACTCCGACAGCCTGATGTCATATGACGTAGAGATCGAGCCGGGCCTGCCGGTTCATATCGGCCTCGACTTCGGTCTGACGCCTGCTGCGGTCTTCGGGCAAAAGATGGCGAACGGGCGCTGGCACGTTGTTCACGAACTGGTTGCTTTCGACATGGGCTTGGAACGATTCGCGCATCATCTTCTGGCCGACATCTCCACCAAGTTTCCAAAGTGCGAGGTGTTCCTGTGGGGCGACCCGGCTGGTGGCAAGCGCGACGAAATCTTCGAGGTGACGGCGTTTGATCACTTGCGGTCACTCGGTCTGCGGGCGCAGCCCACGGCATCGAACGACTTCATGGTGCGCCGCGAAGCCGGTGCCATGCCCATGAACCGCTTGATCGACGGCAAGCCCGGTCTTCTGGTGGCTCCACATTGCAATCGCGTTCGCAAGTCTCTTGCTGGTGGCTACCATTTCAAGCGCATCGCTGTCGGTGCTGGTTACGAGCGGTTCCGCGATGCCCCAAACAAGAACGAACACTCGCACGTTGGCGATGCCTACGGGTATCTGATGTTGGGCGGTGGCGAGCATCGCCGCCTGACGCGGAACCCAAATGGACGGCAGGAGTTCAAGCAATTCATGGCGAAAACGGACTTTGACATTTTCTCCTAAAAGAACGCCGCCCCGATTGGGGGCGGCGAAGTTTTTGGAGACACGCATGAAGAACTGAACTCAACAAAACCAATATACACCATGCCAAACCGTCGCACAATCGTAACAAACCGGAACGTCCAGATCATCCCGTTCCACTGGACGCATCCGCACATGATGGACTTGCGCCAGTTTGAGCGCGAGTTGATGGAGTCCGTTCCAGACTTTAACGAAAGATTAAAGTGGTATTCCGGTACTGAATTAGCTTGCAGTGCGATCAGCGGAGGGCAGATGTTGTGCTGTTGGGGCGTTATTCAAATTTGGCCGGGTCTTGCGGAGGGCTGGCTGCTGACCAGCAACCAGATTGAAGGCTATGCGGTGTCGCTGACACGCGGTGCCCGACGCTATTTCAAGCAGGTAGCAACCGAATTGAAATTAAATAGATTGCAGATAACCGTCAATTCACGCAATATAGTTGCTATTCGGTGGGCAGATGCTTTAGGATTTGAACGTGAGGGGCGGCTCAGGAACTACGGTCCTAGCGGCGACGATTATTTCATGTATGCGAGGGTTTTCAAATGACTGGAATTTTTGGTGGGCCGAAGATGCCCGGCCCCGATCCCGAACTGAAGGCGGCACAGGATCGCCAGCAGGCGCGGCTTGACGAGGAAGAGCGCCAGAAGAAGGCCGCTATCGCGGCTCGTCAGAAGGCTCGCCAGATCGGCGGTCAGCGTATGCTGCTGTCGGCAGAGCGCGAAAGCCCGCAGATGGGCATTCAGTCAACGCTCGGCACGGAGTCTTAATCATGGGTGGTATCGTTTCGAAACCCAAGGCCCCCGCGCCCGCACCAGCGCCGGAACCAGTAGCAAAGCCGATTCAGTCAACCGAAGAAGACCGGCAGAAGGCCGCTCGACTTAGGGCTAGAGGGGCGGCTGGACGGATGCTCCTGAGCGGACCTCAAGCCGTGCAGGCATTGATGGACCCTCTTTCCTTGAAAGACACCTTGGGGCAGTAGCAATGCCGAAGGTCATTCTTCCCAACGGAAAGTCTCGGACGTTCGCTTACAGCCCGGCTGGCATGAAGGCGGCAAAGGAATACGCCCGCCAGTATGGCGGTCGCGTCAGCGAGGCGAACATGAAGACTGTGTTCGCTAAGAAGAAGGAATCGAAGGATGCCTCTGAAGGAAGGTAAGTCTGACAAGGCTATTGGTCAGAACATCAAGATGCTGATGAAGGAAGGCCGTCCGATGAAGCAGGCCGTCGCCATTGCTATGCGTAAGGCCGGAAAGCCGATGCCGAAGGGAAAGAAATGAAAAAGCCCGTTTGGGAAAAGAAGCGTCCAAAAGAACTCGGCAAGCCGAAGGAACTCAGTTCATCTGAGAAGCGGGCCGCCATGCGAGCGGCGAAGAAGGCTGGCCGACCGTATCCGAACCTGATTGACAATATGCGGGCTGCCCGTGGTTAAGAAGGTTCATCAGAATCCCAAGGGTGGTCTTAACGAAGCGGGCCGCAAATACTTTGAGCGCAAGGAGGGCGGCAACCTTCAGGCTCCGGTAAAGTCAGGAGTCAATCCGCGCCGGGTTTCGTTCGCCGCCCGCTTCGGCGCAATGGACGGCCCGATGAAAGACGAGAAGGGGCGACCCACCCGCCTTGCGCTGGCGCTGAAGGCGTGGGGCTTTGGATCGAAGGAAGCGGCGCGCAACTTTGCGGCGCGGCACAAGAAGGGTTAGAGCGATGCTCACAGCAGACCAGATTATGAAGCGTCACGAATTGGCGCAGCGCCGCAAGGACAACTGGCGTCAGATTTACGAGGACTGCTACGAGTTCGCTCTGCCGCAGAGAAATTTGTATGACGGCTACTACGAAGGTGGCGGTTCTCCGGGGCAGAACAAGATGTCCCGCGTTTTCGACTCCACCGCGATCTCGTCAACGCAGCGGTTCGCCAACCGTATTCAGGCCGGTCTTTTCCCGCCCTATGGGCGTTGGTGCCGACTCGAACCCGGCCCGGACATCCCGGCAGATCGCGCCATTGAAGCGCAGGCCGCGCTCGACATCTATGCTGACAAAATGTTCGCCGTTTTGCGTCAATCGAATTTCGATCTGGCGATGGGCGAGTTTCTGCTCGATCTGGCGGTTGGCACTGCCGTCATGCTTGTGCAGCCCGGTGACGACATTACGCCGGTTCGATTTACGCCGGTCCCGCAGTATCTCGTCGCCTTCGAGGAAGGCGCTCACGGCAAGGTCGATAACGTCTATCGCAAGATGCGGCTCAAGGGCGAGTCCATCAAGCAGCACTGGATTGACGCCGAACTCTCTGACCGCCTGAAGATGATGGTTGATGAGAAGCCGACCGATGAGGTCGAACTTGTTGAGGCCACGGTTTACGATCCTGAGCGCGGCGATTACCACTATTGCGTCATCTGGCCCGCAGACAAGTCGATGATTGTGTCGCGCAAGATGAAGTCGTCTCCGTGGATTGTCGCTCGCTACATGAAGGTCGCTGGCGAAATTTACGGTCGCGGCCCGCTTGTCACCGCCATCCCCGACATCAAGACGTTGAACAAGACGCTGGAACTGCTGCTGAAGAACGCCTCACTCTCTATCGCTGGCGTCTATACCGCAGCCGACGATGGCGTTCTTAATCCGCAGACGATCCGCATTGCTCCGGGCGTCATCATCCCGGTTGCGCGGAATGGTGGTCCGCAGGGCGAGTCGCTTCGTATGCTGCCGCGCTCTGGCGATTTCAACGTGTCGCAGATCGTGATTAACGATCTCCGCATGAATGTTAAAAAGATTCTCCTTGATGACACTCTCCCGCCAGACAACATGAGCGCAAGGTCGGCCACCGAAATCGCCGAGCGCATGAAGGAACTGGCGCAGAATCTCGGCAGTGCGTTCGGTCGGCTCATCACCGAAACGATGGTGCCGCTTATCAGCCGCATCCTTTATGTGATGGACGAGCGCGGCATGATCGAAATGCCGCTGCGCGTCAACGGTCTTGAGATCAAGGTAACGCCGGTATCTCCGATTGCTCAGGCGCAGAACATGGGCGACATCGAGAAGATCATGCAGTGGGTCCAGCTTTCCAGTGCGCTTGGCCCGGCTGGTCAGATGGCGGTCAAGACCGGCTCGATCTCTGACTATGTTGCCGACAAACTTGGCGTCCCGGCTGAATTGCGTACCACGCCGGAGGAGCGTCAGCAGATGGCGCAGCAGGCTATGCAGGTCGCGCAGGCCGCCGCCGAACAACAGGGTATGGCACAGCCGGAGGCTGGCGCTGGCCCGCAACCTGAGGGCATTTAATGTCAATCATTGAAGGATGGGATGGTCTTCGGACAGTCGAGCCGGAGGCCAGAAGGAACGTCGAAGTAGAGCAGGACGATCTTAACCGGCTCTATCTTCGCGTATTCGGCAGCGAGGACGGGCAGAAGTTGATTAAACATCTGCGCTCGCTGACGATTGAACAGCCCACTTGGTATCCCGGCGAAGACGCTTCGCACGGCTATGCGCGAGAGGGGCAAAACTCACTAGTGCGCGAAATCGAGCGCCGAATCGAAAAGGCAAGAAACCTATGAGCGAAACCGAAGGCTTGCTGGCCGATGCTCAGGTACAGAGCGACGATAACCAGCAGCAGCAAGAGGAATCAATCTCTCACATTGAGCCGACCAACGAGCAGCCCGTCGATAACGTGACGGTTGCCAAGGAAGACGAAGAAGTAGATGTCGTCAGGCCGGAATGGTATCCAGAGAAGTTCTGGGGCGATGACGGGCCGGACATCGAAAATCTGGTCAAATCTTATACCGAATTGCAGAAGAAATTCTCGCAGGGCAAGCACAAGGCCCCGGAGAAATATGACGATTCTGTGTTCAAGAGCGCCAATATCCCCGACGACGATCCGCTGTATTCCACATACCGCGATTGGGCGAAGGAGAATGGCATCAGTCAGGATGCGTTTGAATCGCTCGCCTCGAAGTTCGTTGAGATCGTTGGCTCCCAGAACGAGAGCGCCAAGGTGGCCTACGAACAGGAGTACAAGAAGCTAGGCCCCAATGCCGATGTCACCATCAAGTCGATGACGGATTGGGCGCAGGGCCTTGTTCGCAAGGGTGTGTGGAGTCCCGATGATTTCGAGGAGTTCAAGATCATGGGCGGCACGGCGCAGGGTATCCGCGCCTTGCAGAAAATCCGCTCCTACTATGGCGATCAGCCCGTGCCCGTTGATGTTGCGCCGGTCGGCGACACGCCCTCGAAGGAAGAACTGATGGCGATGGTCGGCAAGCCGGAGTATGCGACTGATCCGGGCTATCGCGCCAAAGTCGAGAAGTTGTTTGAAAAAGTTTACGGCACCAAAGAATACTCGCCGTTTTGATTAAAGAATGGGGGCATTTACAGCCCCCATTTTTTTATATATATTCCACTTGACAGACAACCGTTTTTCGGCCTGTTAAACCACGCTTGGGGGCGAAGCGCAATCGCCCAAGCCACGGCCCGCAAGGATAACTGTTTGGCGCATAATTTGTTCAACCCAACGAAAGGAATATGGAAATGGCTATTGGCATTTCTAACGCCTTCGTCCAGTTGTTCGATGCGGAAGTCAAGCAGGCTTATCAGGCGTCCCGCGCCCTTGCCGGTCTTGTCCGTGAGCGCAACGGTGTCGAAGGTTCGGTGGTGAAGTTCCCGAAAATCGGGAAGGGCACTGCCACCATCCGCGTTCCGCAGACTGATGTCACCCCGCTGAACGTGTCGTACTCTCAGGTTACGGCCACGATGTCTGATTACATCGCCGCCGAATACTCTGACATCTTCAACCAGCAGAAGGTCAACTTCGACGAGCGCCGTGAACTCGTCAAGGTTGTTGGTAACGCCATTGGCCGTCGCATGGACCAGTTGGTCATCGACGCGCTGAACTCGGCGTCCTCGCCCTCGACTGTCGGCACCGACATCGGCGGCGTTGGCACCAACATGAACCTCGCCAAGCTGCTTGCCGCCAAGAAGGCGCTGGACGCGAAGAACGTGCCGATGGATGGCCGCGCTGTCGTGATCCACGCCAATGGTCTTGCGGCCCTGCTTGACGAAACGGAACTGACCAGCGGCGACTTCGCCACTGTGAAGGCTCTGGTTCGTGGCGAAATCGACACGTTCCTTGGGTTCAAGTTCGTGACCCTCGGTGATCGTGACGAAGGTGGTCTGCCCCTGCCCTCTACCCGCACCTGCTTTGCGTTCCATCGTGACGCGGTGGGCTTCGGTGTCGGCATGGCGCAGAAGACCGAAATCAACTATGTGCCTGAGAAGACCTCGTTCCTCGTCTCCTCGATGTTCTCGGCTGGTGCCGTTGCCATCGACGACGAGGGCATCGTCAAGATCAGCGCGACCGAGTAAGGGGGGGAATAATCATGGCATTTTCTGCTTCCGGTCTTGGCGTCGTTTCGGCCTCGAAGAAGGGTAACGCTCCGGCGATTTACACCTATCAGACCGCCGACACGATTGCCGATGTCAACACTTCGGGTTACTTCAATAGCCTGTCGGACACCCTCGCGGTGGGCGACCTGATCTATTGCGTGACCTCCACTGGTGGCACCCGCGTCAGCACGCTCACTCAGGTTCTGTCGAACTCTGGTGGCGTGGTTGACGTTGCCGATGGCACCACGCTGGCCGCGACGGACAGCGACTAGTTGAGTACCGGGGCGGCGTCAAAAGCGCCGCCCCGCCCTCAATAGAGGAAATCAAATGGCCGCTGGCGATACCAAACTTTCGATCTGCAACGACGCGCTGATTATGCTTGGCGCGTCAACTCTTTCCAGCTTTGCCGATGGAACCGATGAGGCTCAGGTCGCAGACCGGCTTTATGACGACGTTCTCGGCCTTATCCTGATGCAGTATCCGTACAGTTGGTCCGTTCGCAAGGTCAAGCTGGCGCAGCTTGCCGATGCGCCGATCAACGAGTGGAAGTATAAGTACCAGCTTCCCGGCGACATCCTTGGCAATCCGAAGGCCGTGTTTATCACGAGTTCCGTTGGCGGGTTGCCGATGCGCGACTTTGAAATTTACGCCGCTGGTCTTTACACGAATTATGAAAGTGTGTGGATCGACTACCAGTACCAGCCAGACGAGGCGTTCTTCCCGCCGTATTTCGTGAAGCTGCTTCGCACGGCTCTGGCGGCTGAGTTTGCCGAGCCGATTACGGATCAGCTTACGAAGGGCGACTATTATCACAAGATGGCTTTTGGGTCGCCGAGCGAGAATATGCGCGGCGGTCTTGTCAGAGTTGCGATGAACATTGATGGCGTAGATCGTCCGCCGCAGAACATTCTTGACTTCCCGCTTACGGATGTCCGTGGATGAGCCGAATCATTCAGATTCAGAATGACTTTACGTCAGGCGAGCTTGACCCGAAGCTGCTGGCGCGGACGGATTTGAAGCAATACAAATCCGGCCTGTCTGTTGCGCGGAATGTTTCGATTCAGCCGCAGGGTGGCGCGAAGCGCCGCGATGGAACCAAGTTCATCTACCAGCTTGACTCTGGCGCTGGCACCGCTGTGCGAATGGTGCCGTTTGAGTTTTCTACGGCGGACAGCTATATGCTCGTTTTCACGCCGGGAAAGATGTACGTCTTCAAGAATGGCGCTGTCGTTCCAAACATCAATGGTTCCGGCAACGACTATCTAACCGTCGCATCAATTACGTCTGCAATTATCCCAGAGATGAACTGGGTTCAGAGCGCCGATACCGTCATCATTGTCCACGAGGACTTGCCGCCATTAAAGATCGTTCGCGGCGGCACGGACGCGACTTGGACGGCCAGCACAATCGTTTTCGATTTTACGCCGCGATATTCATTCGTGTCAGATCAGCACAATCCGAATTATACCATCACCCCGTCAGCCGCCAGCGGTAATGTTACCATAACGGCGTCTGGCGCGACGACGGATACAGGGTCCGCACAGGGTGGTTCCTCAAATACCATTATTCTAAAGAACGCAACCAGCTTTACGACTGACGATCAGCCGAATGGTATGTATATCAAGATTACGTCTGGAACCGGCTCTGGGCAGACGAGGCACATCCACGATTATGTTGCTTCCACAAAAACGGCTACCGTCTATCCGGCTTGGGATACCGCCCCAAACGCAACGTCTAATTATGGCATCAATCCGTTTGAGGAAATGATTGTCGATCAGTATATCGAACTTACAAACGGGTTTGGTCGAGCGCGTATCATCGAGTGGGTTAGCCACACGGTAGTCAAGGCGTACGTTGAAACCCCATTCTTTGATACATCCGCCGTGTCAGCCGGTGACTTCAGAACGGAACATGGATATGAGGAGGCGTGGTCGGCAACCCGTGGCTATCCTCGCTCCGTTACGTTCCACGAGGGCAGGCTTTTCTTTGGCGGCTCCAAGGCACTTCCGTCAACCCTTTGGGGTTCTCACGTTTCTGGCTTCTTCGACTTCTCGTCAAAGGAAGGACTTGATGACGACGGCGTTTCCGCCACGCTAGACACCGGCACGTTCAACGCCATCGTGGACATTTACAGCGGCAGGCATCTTCAGGTATTCACGACCGGCGCTGAGTTCTATGTGCCGCAATCGCTCGATGAGCCGATCACGCCGAGCAACTTTATCGTTAAGCAGCAGACGGCCTATGGCTCAAAGCCGGGTATCCGCCTTCAGAACGTAGAAGGATCGACGCTGTTCATTCAGCGTCAGGGCAAGGCGTTGCAGGAGTTTGTCTATACCGACACGCAGAACGCCTATACGTCTGCGAAGATTTCGCTTCTGTCCTCGCATCTTCTGAAGACCCCGGTTGAGATGGCTATGCGCGTTGCGACCAGCACCGATGAGGGCGACAGGCTTTTGATCCTGAATGAAGGCGACGGCTCGATTGCTTGCTACACACTGCTGAAGTCGCAGAATGTCATTGCGCCGTCAGAGTGGACGACGGACGGCCTGTTCCTGAATGTGGGCGTTGATGTCGATGACATCTATTGCGTCACCAAACGCACCATTAACAGCGTGGATGTTTATTATGTGGAACTTTTCGATGCTGAAATCAACCTTGATTGCGCCAAGTCTGGCGGCGCTGCGTCGTCTGTGGCAATGGCTCACCTCGAAGGCGAAACAGTTAAAATCATTCGTGACGGGGTTGTGGAGCCGGATCAAACAGTTCCTTCCAGTCCGTACACGGTAACATTCGCCAGCCCGGCGACGGCAAGTTATCAGGTCGGCCTGAACTTCACGCCGCAGATCAAGACGCTTCCTGTTGAGCCGGGCCTTCCGTCTGGTTCGATAAAGGGATTCAAGAAGCGTATCTTCGAGGTCAACGCGCAGCTTTATGCGACTCAGGCGCTGACGATTAACGGCAAGGAAGTTCCGTTCCGGCGCTTTGGACCGAGCGTCCTTGACGATGACATTGACGAGTTCACCGGCATCAAAACATTGCACGGAATCCTTGGCTATAGTTATGATGGTCAAATCACCATCGGCCAGAGCGTTCCGCTGAAGATGACGGTTCTTGGTTTAGATTTCAAATTAAGCACGGGGCAGTAATATGGCGGCTGAAGCAGCACTAGCAATGGCCGCAGTGTCGGCGGTTGGTTCCGTATCTGGCGGGTACGCGCAGGCAAAGGGTCTGGCGCAACAGGCTGCTTTCACCAAGCAGCAGGCTCGCTCTGAGGCACTTAAATACAAACAGCAGGGCGTGGCGGTGCTGGATAATATTCTCAAGACGCAGGCGTCAATTGTTGCGGCTGCTGGGGCCGGTGGTATTGATCCGTATTCCGGCTCTCCTTTATTTATTTCGCAACAGGCGCTCGCCAAGGGCGCTGGTGAATTTTACCTTTCGGAAGACGGGCAAATTATATCAACCCGCACTGGCGATCTGAAGGCGCAGCAGCTTATGGCTCAGGGCAAGCAGGCGATTATGGGCGGATGGACAAGCGCCGCGACAACGCTTGCGTCTGCCGGGTTCTCATATGCCAGACTTGGCGCTGCGCCGAGCGGTGGTCTAACGGCCTCATATGCTGACCTATCCTCAAACCCGCCGTGGTTTGTGGAGTAGCAAATGGCTGAGAAACTCCCTCGTTACCGCCCACTCGGAGTTGGGATTCCTTCAATCCCAACGGTTGATTATGCTGCGACCGGCGCAATGTCTGCGCGTGGGCTTCAAAGTATGTCCGCTGCGCTCGATAGAATATCTCAATTTGCTTTCAAAGAAGCTGGCGAGCAGGCCAAGCTTGCGGGTGAGGAATATGGCGCGTCTAACGCTCCCACCAGAGAGCAGCTTGATGAGATGGTCGCTGGCGGAGAGCAGATACAGCCAGTGGGCGGAACTTTTACTATTTTTGACAGGGCCGCTAGGAAGGCAAGCTTAGACGCCATAAGCAACGATCTTGGGGTTCTTGCAAAAGAGAAAATCCAAGCGATCACACTCAATGCAGAAAATAAAGTTATTTCTGTCTCTCAGATGCAGCAAGAGATTGAGGGCGTCGTTGACGGAATCTCATCTTCTCTTTCACAGCAAAGTCCGGCAGAAGCTAGATCGCTCCGAGCGGCTCTTGCCCTATATGGCAACAATGCCATAACCGCACAGGCCAAGAAAGCAATCAAGGAACAGAATGATCGCGCAATTGTGATGGCTATCACAAACGCACAATTGAACCTTGAGGCCATTAACAATCACGAAGATTCTTTTGATACCAATGGTAATGTCGTTAGATTGGAGTCTAAGGTTGCTGCTGCAATAAATAACGGAATGAAAGCTATTCTTTCTGCGCCCGGCGTAACGACAGAACAGGTGCTGAGTTATAGAAATAGAGCATTTGATGCAGTAAAGAGCATGGGCGTTTCTGAGGCGCTTCGGCTGAACGCTGGAGAGATGTCGCCCAGTGACAAGATCAATCTGTCGCTTGGCATTATCCCGAAAGGCTCAAAGCTAGAGCGCATTTACAATATGCTTGATGCGCCACGGCAGGCGGATTTGCAAAAGGAAATCAGGTCGGCGATCTCCGGCCAACAGAGCGCGCTTTCTGCGGAAGAGCGTGATGTTGCCGACAGGATACGGCGCGGCGGGGAAGCCAGACTTGCATCTATATACGGCGGAACCTATCAAAACCCGTCAACACTCCTTACGACAAATTATATTTTTCGCGTTGATAAAACACGGAGCGTCAGCCGGATCGGCGTTGATCTCTTGCGGTATGAGGCGAACCCGGAAACTTCACCATCTGGAGGAGCAAATGAATTTGATTATGTGAAGTCTCTAGAGGATAGGATATATGAACGCAATCCTATGGCACAAGAAATGATTGCCCGTGCCAGACTTTCTGGGGACATTTCGCGCGAGAAGGCTGCGGCGCTGCTTCAACTAAATGAGACTGTTATTTCTGAGGCGATTGACCAGAAAAAAGAAACAATCGACAGAGAGCGGTCTAGAGTTAGGGAGATGATTGGCGCAAATTATGACAAAAGTTTTCTTAGTGGCCCAACTGGCGAGTCACAAGAAATTGCCGCTAGGGTCGGGAGCGCCACCGATGAATTCAATAAAAGGGTGTTTAAGAACGGTGAACCCGCTTCAAAGGTCGCGGATGACATTGTTAGTCGGTACATGAAGGAAGTTAAGTTTGGTCCGCCGCCGCCATCATTGACTATTGGCGGGGTTAGTTACGTGCCAAAATCGAAAGATGCAATAAAAAGGGTCGGTGAACTAATAAAACAAAAACAATCAAGTAATGCCATGAGCGCATATGACGTTCGCGCAGCAACGATGTTGCTTTTGAGATGGGAAAGATACAACGCCTCTCAGGAAGGTAAATAAGATGTCTGAGATTTCATTCAGCACCAATGATGCCGCAGCGGCTTATGAGGCAGAAAAGAGCAAGCAGGATACGCCTGACCTTGACGAGATCATCGCAAGAAACTCCGCTGAAACAAAAGATGACGTTAAGTTAACCCCCGAACCTGAAGCGGATTATCTCGGTTCCATCTTTGCGCCCGCCGGTAGAGTCATCAAAGGCACCGTCGCTGACGTTGCCGGTGGTGTTGTGGAGTCACCGAAGTCGGCCCTGCGCGGCGTTACCGCTGGCGCTGCTGAGTTTATCAAGTCGATCAATGAACTCGGCGACTGGCTGGACACCAAGATTCCGTTGGGCAGAATTTCAATCGGCGAAGGTGATGGCGGTACAAACGACGCCTTGGCCGCAGCGTCAGATACGCTGTACGGGCTGCGAAATATGTTTCAGCAGGGCGAAACAAACACCGGGAAGATTGTTGAGGGCATTGCCCAATTCCTTGGATCGGCGGGCATCTCTGGCAAGGTTACAAAAGCCCTTGGCGTCCCGCCCGGAGTTTACAAGAGAATTATTGATGGGTTCCTTGGGGGTGCCACTGGATTCGACCCGAATGATCCGCGTCTGAGCAATACCCTCAACGAACTGCTGCCAAACCCAGTCGCGGAATTTTTGATGGCCGAAAAGGAAGATCCGGCCCTGCTGGGTCGCCTCAAGTCTGGCATTGAGAACGCCGGTCTCGGTGTTGTTGCAGAGGCTGTAATAGGCGGGGTTAGGGTACTGAGGTCGGCGCTCAAGTCTGGGGATCAGGTTGTCCCCAAAGAATACTACGGCCCAGCAGATTTTGAATCCGGCGTCAAAGTTCGCGTAAGCGGGCAGGATGATGTGTGGTCAATCGCGTCAAGGGACGGCGATAATGTAACCGTCACCCGCAAATTGCCCGATGGGTCGGAGCAGAAGAAGACCGTCGCTCAGAAAGATCTTGATGTTCTTGCCGGTCAAGAAAAGATGCCGAAGATGCCGGAGCCGGAAGCGCCATCCGGGCCTGCCGTCGCTGTCAACGACAATCTGAAATTCCAGCAGCAGGCTAGACAGTATTTGTCCGGCGAGATACCAGACTCTCCCATTAAGGTGAATATCGAGAAGTTTGAGGGGCCGGACCAGATTAAAGAGGAAATTGCGAAGCTGTCCAAACTTCTTCCTGAAGACAAGGTTATTTCGCAGGAAGATACACTGAAGCAGGCAACCGAACTTGGCATATCGCCGGAAGAATTTGCAAATGGCATTAGCGGTCAGATTTTTGATCGCCGGCAGATTGCCGCTGGCTGGATGATGGTCCGTTCATCGACAGAAAATCTGATCTCGTTGGCGCAGAAGGCCAAAGCCACACGCTCCCCGGAAGATGTGGCGCGTTTCAATGCGGCGTTCCAGTTGACCCACGCCATCATGCTTCAGGTCAAGGGTCAATCCTCAGAAATCGCTCGCGCCCTTAACATTCATAAGGCGCTCCGTCGCAAGGATGCTGGTATGCTTGACGCCCTTGAGGCGATCAACGCAGAGATGGGCGGTAGCGCACCATCAATCAAGATTGCTTCTATGGTTGCCGACCTGAAAGACCCATCCGCCGGTATGGCCTTCATTAAGCAGACGGCAAAAGCGAAGAACGGTGACGGAATTCTTTTTGCGTATTCCAATGTCCTGATGTCAAACCCAGCTACGCAGGTTGTGAACATTGCCGACACATTCGCATCAACTCTTTGGCGGGTTCCAGAGACTTGGGCGGCGTCCAAGATTTCGTCTGATGTTGCCGAAGGCGAGGCCACCGCCCTTCTTTTCGGGCTGTTCTCTGGCGTTCGCGGGGGGATTCGATACGCCGCGAGAACAATCAAGACCGGAAAGGAAACTTTTGCGCCTAGCGGCGCTATAGAAATTCCCGGCAGGCAAAATATTGTAGCCACGGAACTTGGCGCGATAAATGATAATCGCAGATTTGCTGATTACCTGAAGATGGCATTGCCGACAAACTTGTCGAAGGCCGGAGATCAATTACTAAAGGTCATCAATTACCAAGGCGCTCGCCATCAACTTGCTTATCGCCATGCCGTTAATGACATGGGGCTTTCTGGCGCGGAGGCCAGAGACTACGCCGCCAAGGTTTTGCGCGATGCGCCAGATTGGCTTGAAAGCCAAGCGGTTGATGAGGCCATTAAGGGGACTTACAATGAGCCGCTAAAAGGCGCTGCCGCTATGGTGTCTAACGCAATCAACAGAATGGCAGTGCCAGTTCCGGGGGTGGACTTATCTGTGCCTTTTGGCAGAATTGCCATAGCCGTATTCATCCGCACCCCATACAACATCCTTAGGTGGACAATGAGCCGCACTCCGATGGCGTTCCTTGCTCCATCCGTGAGAGAAGACATTATGGCGGGTGGCGCTCGTCGCGCCACCGCTCTTGGAAGAATTGCCACCGGCACCGCCTTCATGGCGACCCTTTCCGATGCCGTTATGTCTGGATCAATAACAGGCGCCGGACCAAGCGATCCCCGCGTCAGGGCAAGAATGTTTGAAATGGGATGGCGACCGTATTCCATAAAATGGAATGGCAAGTATTACTCGTACAATAGGTCTGCCACAATCGGCGGCCTCATCGGCATCGCCGCAGACGCCACGGAAATGATAGGCGGTGTTTATGCAAGAGAGAAGAATACAATCAATATTGACGGAACGCCCGTTGAAGACAGCGCGTTTGCCGCTGTTGTGGTCCCGTTTGCTGGCGCTCTGATTAACAAGCGTTATATGCAGCAGTTCGCAAATCTTATTGAGGCGCTCGGAGACCCGCGCAGATATGGCGATGGATACGGTGAGGCGCTAGTAAAGTCTTGGGTTCCGGCAGTAGTTGGCGCGGTCGAAAGGGCAGTTGACCCGCAGATCAGGATTGCAAATGACACCATGTCTGCGCTGAAGTCTAAGATACCGGGGCTGTCTTCATCGCTCGCCCCGAAGCGCGGTCTGTGGGGGCAGGAAATCAAAGACGAAAATGGTATTTGGGGTTTGATCTCGCCGGTTTCTGTATCAACAGAAAGAATTGAGCGAATTGACAAAGCGATGAAGGACCTAGGAATGTATCGCGGCGTTCCGTCTGCTGCTCAGAACTTTGTGAGCGGCAGATTTACAAAGTCAATTGTTCTTGAAGATAAAGAATATAGCCGCTTCTTAGAATTGGCGGGCAACGAACTGAAGCTGAAGATGCCGGGAGTTTCAGGAAAGATCGGCGCAAAGGATTATCTCAACGCCATAGTGAGTGGCGAGGCTGGTTCTTTGTCTCGTCGATACAATGCAGCGATGGACGAGACCAAGGCATCAATGATTAATTCCGTTATCGGCTCATACAGGAAGGCGGCGAAACAGCAAATCAGAAAAGAATTCCCAGAAATCGAAGACCGGATACAGGCGCAGATCGCCGATCTCAAAGAACGCTTCAAGGAAAGTCGCGGCGGAGTTCCGCAGCTTCCATCGAGGGAAGATATGAAGACTAAGGAATTGGATACGCCGCAACTACCGAGTCTGCGCTGATTGAAAAGGTTGCCCTAGGGGTATATAATTGAGGCAAGTGAGGAACCAAAATGGCTGATTATAACATCAATGCTGTGACCCGACGAGTGGTATTTACCGGCTCCGCTGGCACGGGGCCATATGCCTTCACGTTCGAGGTTCTAAACCAGACCGACTTGGCGGTGTATTTCAACGCCACCAAGCTGACCCTCACGACCGACTATACGGTGACGATCAACGCGAATGGCACCGGCAGCGTGACCATCGTCGTCGGCACGAATGTCCCGTCCACGCCTACCGCCTCCGACACCATCACTATCATCGGTGCCCGCGACATCGAGCGCACCACGGACTTTGTGACGGCTGGCGATCTGCTGGCATCGGCGCTGAACGAGCAGCTTGATTCGCAGATCATCATGATCCAGCAGCTTGCGGAAGAAAACAAGCGCACGCTGCGGGCACCGGCCTATGACCCGGCGGCGGCGGAAGACGGCGGCGTCCTGAACATGACGCTGCCCGCGAAGGCCACCCGCGCCACCAAGGTGCTGGGGTTCGACGCGAACGGCAACCCGGTCGCCTCGACTTCGACCCTGACCGAAATTGAAGCGGATGCCGCTGCCGCAGCGGTGTCTGCTGCCGCTGCCGCCACGAGCGCTAGCAACGCCGCGTCGTCGGCATCTGGCGCGGCGTCGTCTGCGTCCGCCGCCTCGACAAGCGCCAGCAACGCCTCAACCAGCGAAACC